GGACAATTCATGTAGGAAGCGATAATGGCGGCGCAGGTCCTGGTGACAGTGATCCTTATATGCGATTTTCTGATTTTAAGAAGTATATGAATGACACTTTAGATGCAATTAAATTTGATATGGATACTTTAAAATCAGATATGGATACTTTAAAATTAGCAGTTCAAGCAACAACTTATATTGCACCTTTAATACCTGTCCCAGGCCCACCCGTTCCAGTTATTTTTGTGCCTCCACCAACACCAACATATACAGGGCAACTCACGCTCGACCAAAAAAATGAAACAATGGATCCGATTAAATCAAAAATAATTTTTGGAGAATAAGGAGTAAACAATGGGAATTAGTTCAGCAACAGATGCAGCAAGCGCAGCTGTTGATGCAGTAGAATCTTCAAAATCAATGTCAGGAACAACAACAACAGGGGTCACAGGAGGTGGTGTATCTGGGGGCGGGTCTGATTCTTCAACTGATACAGGTGATGATGATTCTAGAGGTATGGATTCGTTGTCTGTGCAGGGTTCTGATGAATCATCAACAGCATCCTCATCGGACACCGGTGAAGTTGAATCTGAGGCATCGCTTGTTGAATCAGAGGCCGGACAAGAAATTGAATCAATGCTTCAAAATACAATTCCAATTCCAGCTTATCCAGGTAATATGAGTGAAATGTCAGACGAAGAAATTGAGAAATTAACAACAGATATGTATAAAGTTGCCATGGCAGGTTTTGCCTCTGTAATTGATGCATCACTTCAAGCTGCAACACTCGCTTTAGAAGCTTCAGTAGCAGAGGCGGGTTACGTGACTGGAGAAGCTGCGCAAGATTTTGGATACGCTTTAGCAGATGCTGCACCAAAAGCAAACTAGTATATTTTAAAAAGATTTTTAAGCGCATTCATCAAAATTTCGTGTGTTAATTGGGTCGTAGATATATATCTATAAGACAATTTGGAGATTACAGTGGCCCATAAGCGCTTTAATTTTAAAAGTTCCGGAACAAAAATAACAAACAGAAAGTTTACTGATCCTGTTGTTATTGAAAAACCCATAGGTATTAAGACACCTTTGGAGTTCGGTATTGGTGAAGATGATATCTTTAGCATGCATACAAACCCCGCTAAACAAGTAGGCGACAATTTAAGAAATTTAATTTCTACAAACTTTGGCGAAAGATTAGGCAGGGCAAATTTTGGTGCTAATTTAGTAGATTTAACCTTTGAATATGGAGCAACTGATAAGTTTGAAGCCGAAGCGATGCTAAGAATTAATGAAATAGCATCTAGACACATATCAGTAATTTCTATAAGACAAGTTTCTGTTCTTGACTATTTAAACAGTTCAGATTTTAGACCTGGAAATGCATCAGGTGATTCTTTTGGTTTAGCTTTAGTTAGCCTGCGAATCAAATATGATATACCAAAAATTAAAGTATTTAATCAGGCAGTAGATGCTTTGATTTATGTTGGGGGTTGATCATGCCAAAAAATATTAAAAAACAAATTAGAAAACATAAAAATTTTGCTTATACACAGCGTGATTTTGAATCATTGCGCGAAGAGTTAGTAAGACATGCACGCCATCACTACGGTGATAAAATAATAGATTTTTCAGATGCAAGTCTGGCAGGACTTTTCACTGATATGGCAGCATACGTTGGTGATTCACTTACATTTTATCTAGATCATCAATATAATGAATTATTTTTAGAGACGGCAATAGAAACTGAAAATTTGCAAAGATTGATTAGACAATCTGGTTTAAAAATAAGGGGCCCATCACCGTCTGTCGTTGATGTAAATATTACCTTAAGAATTCCATCAAAAACAATATCAGGTCAATCTATTCCAGATACTGTCTTGTGTCCAACAATAAAAAATGGATCAGTATTCTCTTCTGTTACCGGAATAAATTTTACTCTTTTAGACGATATAGATTTTTCTGAAACAAACTCAGCAGGTGAATTAATCGGAGATTATGTAATAGGTAATGTTGATTCTTCAGGTGTGATCAATGACTTTTTAGTAACTCGTGTTGCTCCGTGCTCTAGTGATGAAATCCACACAGAGACTTTTTCAATAGGAACAAATCTTGTTCCTTTTAGGAAAATACAATTGAGCAAATCTAATGTAACAGAAGTTATAACAGTAAAAGATTCAAGTCTAGATCCTTACTATGAAGTTGATTCTCTCACACAAGATATAGTATATAGAAGATTTGATAACTCAAGAGCAGATGATCTAGAAGCAGTACCTCAAAGATTAGAATTAATACCAGCACCTAAGCGTTTTACTGTTACGAGAAATGCATCAACAGGAAAATCAACACTTAGATTTGGTTCGGGTGATGAAGAAAAGTTTGATGAAGATATCATACCAGATCCTAGTCTGCATGCATTAACGCTTTATGGTGACAGAAAGACATTTTCAAAAGTATCAATTGATCCTAACGATTTTTTAGGAAGTAATACGTTAGGAGTTGCACCTAGAAATACAACTTTGACTATAACGTATAGACACGGCGGTGGCTTAAAGCACAATACAAGTGCTGGATCAATAACTAGTGTGAAAACTTTAATTACAAATTTTGGATCAGGAGTACCTACAGCAAACGTAACAGATATTAGAGCGTCTATTTCCATTACAAATCCAGTTGCTGCACTCGGAGGTGAGAACGAACCCACATTAGAAGAATTAAGAACAGCAGCAATACTTGGTAAGAATTCACAATCACGCGTTGTATCTAGAGAGGATTTGATCGCAAGGGTTTATAATATGCCAACAAATTTTGGAAGAGTTTTTAGAGTTTCTGTAAGAGACAACCCTAGTAATCCTCTAGCAGCTCAATTGCATATTATCTCTAGAAACAAAGAAGGAAAATTAGTTTTATCATCCGACACACTAAAAGAAAATCTGGTTGTGTTTTTAAGTAAATTCAGATTAATATCTGATGCTATTGATGTTTTAGATGCAAAAATTGTCAATATAGGTGTTGAGTACGCTATAACAACTGACAGGACTTACAATTCAGAAATTGTTGTCCAGGCAGTAAATAATAATTTAAAACAGTACTTTAAAATTGAAAATTTTCAAATTGATCAACCTATTATTTTGGGTGAAATTGAAAATTTAATTTTAAATACAGCGGGAGTAATGGGAATATTAAGTTTAAATTTTACTAATAACGTTGATACTATTGATGGAAGAGTATACTCATCAGAGATATTTTCTACTAGTAGACAGATAGATAGAGGTATTTTATTCCCTCCACGCGGCGGCATTATTGAAATAAGATATCCTAATGACGATATTGTAGGTAGGGTTAGCTAATGTATAGAATTTTAACTGCAAGTGCAGATACGTATATAACAAATAAGATTGTTAATAATGATTTCAAAGCAACAGATGCTAATGTAGGTCAAGCAGGCACTTTAGATCTTTTTAAACTATATGAAGAGTCCGTATCAGGATCAGATAGTTCACCTATAGAACTCTCAAGGCTTTTGATTAAATTTGACACAAAGCCCTTGAGAGACATGCACTCATCAGGGACAATTGATATTGCAGACTCTACATTTAGAACTTATGTAAAGCTTCATGATGTTTATGGTGGTCAAACAACACCTAATAATTTTGATTTAATATTGTTCCCACTATCTCAAAGTTTTGATGAGGGTAATGGTTATGATGTTGGAAGGTTTACAGATATAGATAGCGCAAATTGGGTAACTGCATCAGAGTCAGGTGGTAGTTCAACTTTGTGGAATGTTACAGGTGCTTCTAAATCCGGAAGTCTAGGCGATGAAAATATTGATGTTATTTTAAGCGGTACAATTACAGGAAAAGCTTCTGCAGAATCACTGAACATAATTCAGAATTTTGAGTCTGGTGAGGAAGATTTATTTATGGACGTTACAACAATTATGTCAGCGACTGTAAAAGATTTAATTCCTGATTGCGGATTTTTGATTGCATACTCTGGCTCTTATGAGAAAAATACAAAATCTTATTTTGTTAAAAGATTTGCATCTAGAAATGTTGCAAATACTACTCTGAGACCAAAGCTAATCGTTCAGTTTGATGACAGCATTCAAGATAACCAT